ACCAGTTCCTGCTTATCTCTAATGTGTTTTTATATGGCTGGGGTACCTTGAATCGAACAAGGACCTACGGATTCAAAGTCCGCAGCACTACCACTATGCTATACCCCAATAAACTACGACAAATTTTTAAAGAACAGTGTGTATTGTATACCAGATTCGATGACCTGGCAACCACTGTGTTGTATTGAAACAACAAACAAAAAACCCTAGATTTTTTAGGTCTAGGGTCTTGTGTTTGGAGTCTTTTTTAGAACTTATGTATTAGTTCTCTCTCTTTACACAAAACCCAGTCGGCGCCCATGAGCTATCACCACAATTAATTGTGCGATACTCTGGCTGTAACGTAAAGGATATGTGTTTAAAATTTGTCATAGTGTTATTATATAGGAACTTTTATGTCTTGGCAAGCGGTTTTTAAAATTATTTTTTAAATCCGTAAAAAAATAATTCGGGAGTCTTATTTGTTTCAAACTTGTAGGTATGAAACATACTATCCATATCAAAGTTTTTACGAAAATCTTCTTCTGTAAGATTACTGTAATATTCCCAACCTTTTGCAATGGTTAAAGGACTATCATTTGGTGCTTTATTGGATGTACCATGTTCAGGATAACCTGTTGTTGGTACTACGATAAAAACTAATCCATCTTTTTTGGTCATACGATACATGTTTTGAAATGTTTCTATCCAATGTGGATTGTGTTCGAAACAATTACAAGAACCTGTGGTGTCATATGTGCCATCAGCATGGTCGACAAGCTGACCTTCACAAACCAAGTCAACATCTTTTCCTGCATCAACGTCAACACCAACATATTCACAATTTGTAAAATGAGTTCTCATTGTACCGTTGATGTTTAAACTTCCAACCTCCAGCATCTTTATGTTGTTAAAATTTTGTGGAAATTCGTTTGATAATTTTTTAACAAATTCTTGTTGAGTTGGATGCGACATATTTTTATTCTTTTTTCCATGCAATCGGATTATAATTTATTGGACCGGATGGATCAACAAAGTCGGAGAACGTTTCCCACAAGTGTTCAGATATAGCAAACTTCGTAAGTAGTCCTGGTTCACGGCCGTAAGCATCTATCTCCCATGGCTGAATCCAATAATCTATTTTGTCTGGATCAACCCGTTTACCTCTCCATCGGGTCAACTCATCATTCGTTTCACCATCAATGTATTGTTTCACATGAACCATTTCATGTGCCAAAGTTTCCAGTATTCTTCTGGATCCAATATTTGGATTTATTTCTATTAGGAATTTTCGAGGTTGTTTTTGTGTATTGTAATCTTCAATACTAGCAAAACCATATTCATCTATCTTTGTACAAAATTTAATTTCAGTTGCACAATTATTCCTTATCCGTGTATTAGGTATTAATTCTTTGGCGAAGAATTGGGCAGCTCTTTCAACAAAGGGCTTAAAATCTTTGTCTGGACAGTTAACCACACGAATAATCATCCTGGTCTCCTAAGGGCACAATTACCCTCAGTTATTTAGGAGTATTAGATTTTTTCCACCCAAACGGCTGCTTTTTGTAGGAATTGGATACCATCATCACTCCGATAAGAGTTCCGATATAGAACACTGCTAATACCACTTTGGTAGATAAGTTTGGCACAGTCCAAACATGGAGCGTGGGTGATAAACATAGTAGCACCCATACCAGATTCGGTAGACTTTGCCAACTTAGCGATTGCATTTGTTTCCGCATGAAGCACCTCTGGTTTGGTTTTAAGTTTATATTTTTTCCATGTATCTGATTCTTTTGGTAACTGTTGTTCTAAACAATCACCATCATCACAATAGATTTTATCTTCACAGTTGTTATCCCAACCAGAAGGCATACCATTATAACCAATACTTATGATGCGGTCGTCCTTTACTACAATAGCACCAACATGAAGTCTACGAGCCGAGGACAATGCTGCAAATGTCTCGGCCACTTTCATATATGCATTACGAAATTTATCTTTCACAGGACCTCGTAGTCTTCTTTACCACAATCACATTCTGGACAAGTGAAATCATCTGGTAATGTATCCCATGCGCCTTCTTTTTCATCATCGTGGACATGGCCACAAACCACACATACATGATCCATTATAGTTTCTCCAATACTTGTTGATATGCAGCTGCATGACGTTTCTCAATCTTAGCCAATGCTGCAAATTTCTTCTCTGCCTTAGCAAGAACTGCACGGAATTCTTCCGCATGTGTGTGACTTTCTGCAATTTGGTGTGCAGCTTCACGTTCTGCTTCTTTGTTACCTTCTATCTCTGCATCCTTTTTCATATTAGGATACATTGTAGTAAACTCATATGTTTCACCTTCGATGGCCATTTCAAGGCATTCTTTGGTAGTTGGTTTACCAATCAACAACTCAAGGTGACCCCATGCATGGAGTAATTCTTGGTCAGCGGTGTGCCAAAAATGTTTGGCAATTTCCTCATGACCTTCTTCCATAGCAATCTTTGCAAAGTAACGATACTTGATGTGCGCTTGGCTTTCTCCAGCCAATGCAGCCTCAAGGTTTTTAATTGTAATAGACATGATACTCCTTAATAAAAATGGTGGGCCGACTAGGAATTGAACCTAGACTCAATGAATTATGAGTTCACTGCTTTACCATTAAGCTATCGGCCCTTATTTGATATATTCTAATGATTCTTTCCGCATTAATTTAGGCGTTTCCCTAATACCAATGTTTTTGATTACGTAAACGAATTGTACCCCATCAATCTCTTTAGTCTCTGGTGAACAAACGTAGTAATTCTCCAACGTGGTTTTTACACGTACTTTTTTGATGTATTGTTTTTCAGTTTTCATAATGTCTCAATTATACAATAAAAAAAGGGGTCTGTCAAGACCCCTTGTGGTAATTATCTACCTTTAAGGCCGGGTCCCGACCTGTGTTGTTTGATAGCCTCTATGGCCTCAAGTATACTTGTAAATAATTTTTTCATTTTAGTACCTATTTTGAGTTATATGAAAATGATAATCACGGGTGAAGCGCTCAATGTCGCCCTCATTTTGAGGATTTCTACTGGTGATATATGATTCTAAATTGTTTCCATAATCACCACTTATACGTTTAAGTAAAGAGGTAATTATTTGAATCATTTTTCTACCGTTTCCTTTATAGAAATTTTCTTAATGGCGTCTTGTGCTTTGACCATGTTTTCTAGCCAAATTTTCAACATACCATTCATCAATTCTGCATCTTTAATTTCTACTTTGTCTGCGAGAGTGAAGGTACGTTCAAATGCACGGTTGGCAATGCCTTTGTACAAATATTCTTCTTCATCTGCGTCTTTTGTTGCAGCTTTGATTACTAGTTTATTTCCTTCCAAAGTCATCTCAATGTCAGACTTAGCAAAACCAGCAACAGCCATTTCAATGACGTACTTGTTTTCTTTTACCTGTTTGATGTTGTATGGAGGATAAGATACGGCTTTAGATGCAGCCGCTGCAGCTTCACGCATGAGGTCCATTGTGTCATTGAAACCTACAGTGAAAGGTTGGATTTTACCAAAGTCAGAACCGAAAAAATCTTTCATAAGATTTGTCATAGTTTTCTCCTAAAAGCGAGATTAAAAAATTGATACCCCGAAGGCGTATCGGTTAGGTACTGGTTACGTTATCCAGTGACAGTGCGTCTGTCCGTTTTAATACGCTCCTAAGGTAGGTGGAGCACCTTTTTCCCATCCCGATGGGACTATTATATCAGTATTTATACTAGTTGTCAACCACCATTTGGTTTCTTACCAATATTATATTTTGGTGTAAGTTGCCAGTCGCTCTTTTCCTTGTGTGACAATATTTTAATCTGTGACAAGAAAATAGGTGGTGGCACCTCGGTTTGTTTTTTATTGACTAACTTTACCAAGTCCCAATCTTCCAATAGGTTTGCAATAGCATTCCTGCGTGATAGGTCGTTTTCGGTAATGTCTGTTGTTTTGCCATCTAAGGCAAATAGTTCTTTGAAATGTACCACGTAGTATTGACCACGTTTGTGGAGTATGTGGCAAGATTGGTATAATGTTTGGTCTTTCTTGGAGGCGACACCAATACGGGTCAGTGTCTCACGTACCTTTAAAAAATCATCTTTGTCATCCAATGTCACTTCAACTAAATCTTTAATGTCTATCATTATTCTTCACTCCGCCTGTATCTATTTTTGTTTTTATATCAGCGATTTGTTCATCAGTAAGAATACGTAGGGCCTCTTTGGCCTTGGCATTAGAGTAACCAAAATAGGTTTTCACACACTCAATATCCTTATCAGAATCGGCCTTCTGCCACGGAACGAATTTACGTTTCATAGGCCTGATACTATTTAGAAGATACTGGTATTGCATGTCTTTGTCAATACCTGGCCACAAGTTCATGTCATTGACATACAAGACACAATCTAAGTGGTTGGAGAGAGACCTATTGATTAGGAAAGGTGCATAATCTTTGTAGTCCAATTCACCATCCGGCACCTTCTTTCTCAGGATGTAATCGGCATAGTCGAACGGACTCATTTGAATTCACATTCAACCATTAGTTCTGTAAGGCAGGCAATCAAATTGATTTCGTGGTCTGCAACAAAGGCTGACTGATATTGATACTTAGCCAAAATTAGTACCATTTGTGGTACGGAGTTGGGTTTCAACTTCTCATACAATGAATCATAGATGTTTCTAAAGATTCTGGTGATATCGTTGTCGAGGTTGTTTGTAGTCCATTTTCGACAAGAAGCGAAGTCCTTGTTCATAATAGAAGACACCAGTTCACTCATCTGTACATCAGAAACCGAGGCCAAGATGCCTTTGTCGATTGTGCCACTAACACTATAACGTTGTAGTTCATTTAGAACACGGCGATTATCAGGGAAATGTTTGGTGATAACGGCAGCAACCACTTGCTTATCGTATGTAACACCTTCTTGTTCTAAAATCCATTCAACACGTTTAAAGAATCCTGCAGCCATCTTTTGTTTACTGCCATTGATTTTAAAGTCAATAACGGTACAACGTGAATGAATCGGGTCAATGATTCTGTTCTTAAAGTTACATGTGAAGATGAATGAACAGTTGGATGAGAACTCCTCGATAGCACCACGCAGCGCAGGTTGAGTTGAATTTGGATTTAGATAGTCTGCTTCGTCAATAATAACAACCTTGCGGCCGCCTGACAAGGACATAGATGATGCGTAGTTCTTGATTTTGTTCCGTAGAACATCAATACCCGATTCATCTGAACCGTTAATCATAATATAATCACAACCGACTTCTTCACAGAGAGCCTTTGCAATTGTAGTTTTACCAACACCAGCAGAACCAGCCAACAAGAGATTGGGAATCTCTTTGCGGTTTACATACTCCTGAAATGTGGCCTTGATGCCATCAGGAAGAATACAATCTTCGATGGTCTTAGGACGATACTTCTCGACCCATAAAATGTGTGACATTCAAATTCTCCATAATATAAAATAAAATTATAACATGGCCCGAAGGCCATGTCAAGTCACTTAGAAATAAATATAATCGGTTTCATTACCACGAACATCTTGCGGCAAAGCACCCATGGTATGCCATGGAAATTTTCCGTTTAATTGATAATATTCAAAAACACTCAACAAAGAGTTTTCAAGGTTGTTCAGGTTATTAACCATCTTCTGACGTTTCTCTTTGGCAGTTGATAGTTTGTCTGTTAAACTTCCTGTATGTATTGTGAAGTATGATTCACGTTTTTCAAAATGATATTTTTTAATAGCATTCATCAAAATTTCATACTCATACCCCTCCAAAATTGACCAACCAGTTTTTTGTCGAGACATATCGAATTCACCAAAAGCAACAAGGTCTGTATTTTTTTGTAAAAATTCACCCACATCACTTGCAGTATAAGTGATATAGTCCCTGTATGGGTTTTTACCACTTTTTGATAGTTTACGAAGCGCATCTCTCACAATTTTGGCTCTTGTTTGCCAATGCATGTATGTGCAAACTGAATCAACATATGATTTGATACTATCTTCTTTGAGTTCGACCAATTTTGAAGCATGGTCTATCAATCGACAAATAATATTTACAACGTCTTCTTCGCAAGAACCCAACTTTGGAGATTCATTGTTTTCTTTCAGTTGGAATGTACGAATAGCATCTTCATATCCATATCCAGAATTTGGAATTAATTCATAGATATCAAACACCCACTCATCAAAACCAATATTTTTCATGGCTTCGAAACTATGGTTGCCTGTAATTAATTCATACTTTGTGATAATTCCACCATCATTGTTGGACTTTTCAATCACTGAAGGAGGCATTTGCGTATAATCAATACCTTGAGCAAATGAAATTTCCAATCGCTGAATATGAGGAACGTTTTTACCTTTCATCCTAACAGGATTACCAGTTTTAAAAGCAGGGGAATTTATCTCCGAGAATTTAATAGGGATGCGTTTTTTGAAACGTATGCCTGGAGATTGGATTTGCGTAAACGTGACCTTATTAGGGTCGATAGTTTTTGTATCGAACATGGTTTTTCCTTATAAAATAAGTAGGTGCTGTAAGAAAACCTTAACAAGACACGAACTCTAATTAAAAAATGAAACAACAAAAATTATTGTTTCAATACTATATATCCAATTTTTTAAGATTGGATTTCATCGTGCCATTTAAAGCCAAGAAGATACTTGGCCATAAATCTGATGACGGCATTTGGTTTAGTGGGTCTATACACAAACATAGAGTCTGTGATTTCCCACTTACCAACATTCTTTTCACTGGGTCTTATAACAAACTCGGTTTGATGCGAACTGGTAGCACCTATCCAACTGGTGACACCAGTACCACCACTAGTAATCAAGTAACTGCCATCAAGTGTGACAGGACTCCATTGTTTATTTCGCCATTCTGCAATCCATTGTTCACACGGAGTAAAATCCAAATCCAGTTTGGTTTGCTCCATCAACGGAAAGAAAAATTGAATTTCAGTCTGTTGCATGTGGAAAAGGCCAACTTAAATCTTTTTTAAGTTCTTCAACACGACTTTGTAAAACACTTATTGCTGTATTATAATGACCAGTGCCTTCTTGGTTTGGATCGAATCTAGATTTCAATACACTAATTTCTTTATTCAATACAGCAATGTATTCAGTCTTATCAGTCCATGTTCTAATTTCACCCATCATTTTACCTCGTTCATACTTTCAAATAGAGCTTCAAACTCTTTTGATTCTGCCACTTCAGTTTGGAATGAATTTTTGAATTGTGTTTTTGCCATACGTTTGACAATCTTCTTAGGGATTTTCAATTCATCATTGGTAATATCCACAATATCTTTAATTGCCTCATTATTGGATTGGTTTCTCTGCATATGCAGTACCACTTCATCAATATAACCTTTGAGTTTTTTAAGTTGGTCTTCGTCA